AACCGTCGCACCTCGTCGCCCTACGGCTACAGCCCTGTCGAGATGGCAATCCCAGCCGCGACGCTCTACCTCGAACGCCAAGCATGGATGAGGGCTGAGTACCAGTTCGGCTCAATGCCTACGACGTTTATGAAAACAACCAGCCAAGAGCTGAGCCTCGAGAAGTTGTCGGGCTACGAGCGCGTGCTAAACGAGCGCCTGACTGGATCAACTGCCGAGCGCCACCGAATCAAGGTACTTCCTGACGGATTCGACCCCATCGCCATGCCCTCAACGGAAGAGCGATTCAAGTCCGACTACGACGAGTTCATCATCAAGCGCATCGCCGCAATCTTCGGTGTCTCGCCCTCATCCCTTGGTGTCGTGGCTCGCGCCGGTCTCGGTGGCGGCAAGGGTCAGATGGAAGGCGAAGCGCAGTCCTCCGAAATAGTGTCTACTCGCCCGATGGAGAACTACGTCACCGACGTAATCAACTCCCTGTGCCGTCGCTACTTAGATGCTGATATGAACGTCACTTTCGTCATGCAAGACCGTCAGGGCGCAATGCAGGCATCAGAGCAGGCGAAGGCGAACCAAATCTCGCTATTCTCCGGTCAAAAGACGCTCAACGACATCCAAGGCGAGTTAGGGCAGGCGCTCTACGACATGCCAGAGGCCGACGAACCGTTCATTGTTGCTGGGACCACTATTCAGTTCATCAAGGGTCTGCTCGACGTTGATAGTGACGGCGAAACCATTGGCCAAAAGGAGACCCCGAGTGAGCAGTCTGCACAAAGCCCACAAAGCGAAGAAACACAAAGCGCCGAAAATCAAGAAATCCCGAGTGCGAGCAGCACGCCGGAAACTGAGCTAAAGGCGCAAGAAGCTAAAGCGTTCGCCAAGTTTGCTCAAAAGCCCCGCGCGCGTGAGTTCAAGTTCAAGCACCACACCCCTGCCGAAGCCGAACTGCTGAAAGCGCAGATAACGGATACCCCAAAAGGACGTTCGCTTACTAAGGCGCAACAGCCCAACATCGAGCCCATCAAGGACATCGTCGCTCGGCACAAAAAAGCAATTCAGCAAGCCCTCGCCGTTTCAATAGCGGGACTGCCCGAGTTCATAGATCAAGTCTTGCGCAACATCACGCCGACAACCTCGCTTGACCAAGTTGCAGCAGTCGCTCAAGGCGCACTCGGCAACCTAACCACTGACCCCAAGCCCCTTGAGAGCGCCCTACGAGTCCTCTACGAGGCTGGCGTTCAGCAAGGTAGTGCCTACGCTGGGGGAACTGGCTCAGGCGCTCTCACGGACAAACTATTTGCCAACGTCGGCAACCTCGTCCGAGACATCAACCAGACAACCCTCGACCGCGTTCGAGTGGCAGTCATCAACGGAGTGCAGTCGGGCAAGCCAGCGGATGAGATTGCCCTAACCCTGCGCAACGTGGTCGAAGGATTGCCAGGTACGCAACTCGCTAACCCGATCACTCGGGCAGACGTAATTGCCGCAACCGAAGCCAACCGAGCCTTCAACATTGCTGCCATTGACACTTACCAGTCAGACGGGGCGAGTGGATGGGACTGGGTGACTGAAGCCGATGCCTGCGACCTCTGTATTGACCAAGAAGCAAACAACCCGCACTCGTTCGACGAAGCGGCAGACCTACCAGCTCACCCCAACTGCATGTGCTACTCACAGCGCAGCGATGGATAAAGGAAACCATGACTGACAACATCAAGAGCGTCTACTTCGGTGGGCTCACAGCCAAGCGAGGCGATGACGGGTTTATGTACGTCAAGGGCATTGCCACCGACGACACCCTCGACCTCGACGAGCAAATCTGCGACCCCGAGTGGCTCAAAGCCGCCATGCCTAAATGGATGGGAATCGGGAACATCCGCGAGATGCACCAGAGCAAGGCCGTCGGCAAAGCAACTGAGATGGAACACAAGGGCTCTGGCTTCGTTGTAACCGCAAAAATCGTGGACGAACAGGCCGCCAAGATGGTAGACGAGGGTGTCTACACCGGATTCTCAATCGGCATCAAGGGCGCTCGAGTTGTCAAAGACGCAACCGCTCCTGGTGGACGCATCATCTCGGGCACAATTTGCGAAATTTCACTCGTAGATTATCCCGCCAACCCCTCCGCTGTAATTGAAATCGCCAAGTCCGTAAAGGGCGAATTAGTGAAAGGGGCCGCCGTGTCCGAAATTGACAAGGCTGAATCCCCAGCCATGAATACCGAAGCCAACATGACAGAGGAGCCTGGTGTTAGTACCGATGTGCTTAACCACGACACCCCCCAGCCCTGCCAGTCGTGCGCTGGAACTGGCAAGAAAAGCAACGTTATGGGAAACACGCAAGAAACCGACTGCGAAGTTTGCAACGGCACTGGCCACCAGCCCGACAACCGCTTAGAGAACATGGTTCAGCACACGCAGGCAAACCCTCAGGGCCACGACAACCGTGACATGAAGGACGCTGAGCCCGACACCGCCGTCGTCGCTCCCAGCCGCATCAAGACCCTTGCAGGCGAGATTGAGAAAATGCAGCACGATCTCTCAGACCTCAACGCCGTGCGCCAGTCGCTCATCAACCTGATGAAGGCTGAACTCGACGAGATGGCAGCGGGCAACGAGAACAACACCGACGACATCGCCGAACTGCTTCACTCCCTCTGCCAGTTTCTTTGTTGGTGGAATGACGAGTCTGGCGAAAACGAAACGCCTCCCCCATTCACGGGCGAGGACGAAACCAACGAAGGAATCGACATGAGCTACGACATGGGAATGATGGCACTCGGCGTGTCAGCCGACCTATTCAAGAACGCAAACGCAGACACAGCGACCCCTGAAGTCAAGGACGAACTGCGCAACGAGATCGTCAAGGCGCTGGGCCTTGAAGAAGTCATGACGGCGAAGGCTGAATTGAGCAAGGCGACAGAGGAGATTGAACTCCTAAAGGCCGCGCTCAACGAAGTGAAGTCAATGGCTGCACCTGGAGGGCCCGCTCTGCGAGCCACCCGTGAACAGACCAGCAAGTCCGCAGCAGTCATCGCAAACGAGGTCGAGGCAATTCGTCTCCGCAACCTCGCCGACCGAATGACTGACCCTGCGCTCCGCAACCAGTACCTCGAAAGCGCCCGTCGCCTCGAGTCAAACAACTAACAGAAAGAGAGATTGCGATGACTATCGCCGCTCCTTCCCTTGACCAGATGTTCCACGGCCTCCCAGCCGATGAGCAGGTCAAGCGCTTTGAGGCTTACAAGTCAGCCCTCAGCACCGTCCAAGCCAGCACCCTGAACTCCGCTCGCCGTGGCGAGCTGTCATTCAGCCCTACAGTTGGCATCACCAAGACCGCTTCGGCTTCGTCACGCATCGACGAACTGACGCACGAAATCACTAAGGCTGTATCAGGCGACCAGCTCGCCGCCGTCCAGTCCTCGCTCGCCGGCCTCGCCGACCTGCAGAAGGACTTGTCGCTGACCAGCCCACTGAACAGCACCATCTCGGGTGTCTCGGGTCTCGTGCCCTACAACCTCGACCCTGTGCTGTCGTTGCTCATCCCGAAGGAACTGTACCTCCGCAACAGCACGGCCCGCATCAAGGCTCAGGGTCAGGCTTTCGAGTTCCGTCGCATCACTGGTGTCTCGAACGCCGGTGTCGGTGGTGTCGCTAACCTCGGCACGTTCTTCAACTCGACCTCTGCCTCGACCTCGTTCGGTGGCGTGTCGCTGAACCGCCCAAACAAGATCACTTACGCCGCTGACAAGATTGTCAAGTCGTTCGTGGAGCAGGGTGTCTCCGACTCGGTCAGCCTCCAGGCTGAGTTTGCCGGTCAGGGTTACACCGACCTGCGTCAGTTGTCGCACACGGCCCTCATCTGGGCGCACTTCCTCGGCGAAGAGCGCAACATGCTGAACGCTGTCTCGACTGCGCTGCCTACCTCGGGCTTGACTTCCGTCACCGCCGCCAACGACGCGACCGGCACGGGCCTTCCTGCCACCTCGACCTCGGCTGTCTACATCACCCTCTCATCGGCTTACGGTGAGACCGCTGGTGTGTCTGCCGGTACGGTGACGAACGCCACTGCAGGTCAGGGTGTCAAAGTCACTTGGACGGGTACGCCTCCCCTCTCCGCCGTGGGTGTGAACATCTACGTCGTTATTGCGGGCACGACTTACAAGGCCTCGACGGCTTCGTTGGCTTCCGGTGTGACTGGCTTGACTTTCGCCGCTATCACGGGAACCTATCCCTCGACCGACGGTTCATACAGCACAAACGCCGCTGGATCGAACTCGGCAACCGGCTACGACGGCTTCATCAGCACGTTTGCTCAGTCGGGTGGCTACCAGAAGCAGTTCAACGGCTCAGTGGGGTCTCAGAGCGAGCCTGGTGGCTTCCTCCAGGACGCTTTCATCAGCCTGTTCAACAGCTCGATGGCTGACCCTGAAGTTGTCTTGACGACCGCTGGCGTTCGCCGCGCACTCGCTACGAGCATCCAAAACAACGCCTCCAACGCCGCCTACCGTCTGAACTACCAGACCGGCGACAATGGTGTCGTGCTGGGTTCGTTGGTGAACGCTTTGCAGAACGAAGCGACCGGAACGATGGTCGAGTTGGTCACGCACCGCTTCATGCCTGCCGGTGTCGCAATCGTGCACACGAAGCAGTTGCCCTTCCCCGACTCTGGTGTGAGCCAGACCGTTGAAGCGCACAACGTCGTGGACAGCATGATCATCGAGTGGCCTCAGATCGGCTTCTCGTACGACATCAGCTCCTACACCTACGGTGCGCTCGCATTCCGCGCTCCAGCGTGGTCGGGCATCGTGACTGGTATCACTAACTAGTCAGCAACAAATCGCTAGGCCACCGCGCCTAGCAACCGAGGGTTGAGCAAGGTCAGGGTCCCCCCCCTTCCCCTGACCTTGCTCCCCTCCCAGTCTTGAAGGGAGAAAAATGAAACTTGTTGGCTCAGACGCAGGTCTAAAAGAATTACAAGTGAACGATGGCAAGGTGATTCCCCGCTCCAAGGACGGAACCTTCCACATCGAGGGACCTACCGCTCAGGCACTCGTCAAGTCCGGTGACTTCGTCGTCGCTGGCACTAACTTCCGCAACGCTCGGGGCTTTCGCTGCCTCGACTGCGGATTCAATTCGCTCTACCGCGATCACTGCGGGAAATGTGACGGAACCAACTTGAAAGAAGAACTATGACCGTCATCGCGCCGTTCTACCAAACCGAAGGCATCATCA